CGTCTTTTTTCATATCTTTATTCCTTTATAGTTTCTTCTTATATATACTAATTAAAATAAATTACAAGTTTTAAGAACTAGCAAATGTAACTGTTGTAGGAACTACTCCGCTCCACTCTTCTGTTGCTCCTGTTATTGAAGGTGCCGAACCACCAAAAACTATTCCTGCTGTTGAATCTCCTGCTCCTCCTAAAGCAGTTCTTGCTGTAGCCAAATCAGCAACCTCTGTCCAATTAGTTCCATTCCAATCTTCTGTTACTCCTACAATACCAGGACTAGCTTCACCACCAACCGCTAAAGTTGCTGTATTAGGTCCTCTACCTGTTCCTGCTAAACCACCTCTAGCCGTATTTAAATCATTAACTTCTGTCCAGTTAGTTCCATTCCATGATTCAGTTTGTGCTCTAATAGTTGGACTTTTTCCACCAAAAGCTAAAGCTGCTGTTACAATTCCTGACCCAGCAAGATTTCTTCTACCAGTATTTAAATCATTTACTTCCGTCCAGTTAGTTCCATTCCAAAGTTCTGTTTCAGTTAAAGCAGTACTACCTCCAAAAGCTAAACAAGCTGTATTATCTGCACCAGTACCTGCTACAGCACCTCTAGCAGTATTTAAATCATTAACTTCTGTCCAGTTCGTTCCATTCCATGATTCTGTAACTGCATTAGGAGAACCTGGAGAACTTCCACCAAATGCTAAACTTGAAGTTGATGTACCAGCACCTGCTAAAGCATATCTATTATTATTTAAATCATTAACTTCAGTCCAAGTAGAACCATCATATGATTCTGTTAATGCATAAAAAGCATCGGGTGGCGTAAAATAACCACCAAAAGCTAATGCAGCTGTTTGAGTTCCTGATCCTGCTAAAACATATCTTACTGTATTCAAACTTCCACCAGTTGCCCAAGCTCCTACAGAAGTAGTTTTACTCCATTCTTGCGTTCCTGTAGGTGTAGAAGCTGCTAATGCAAAATCTCGGGTTCCTATATTTCTACTAGAACCAGCTTCTGCTGCAAGCATATCGTTAACTTCAGTCCAGTTAGTTCCATTCCATTCTTCTGTGTTTGCTACAGATGTAGTAGTAGTTCCACCAAATGCTAAAGCATTTGTATTATCTGAACCTGCTGATCCAGGGTTTCTTCTTGTAGTATTTAAATTATTAACTTCTGTCCAGTTTGTGCCATTCCAAATTTCTACAGCTCCTGTGTTAGATCCAGTGTAACCACCGAACATAACTGCTGAGGTAGCAGTTCCAGCTCCTCCTGATGATGTTCTTCCAGTGTTTATATTATTTACCTCTGTCCAGTTCGTTCCATTCCATGATTCTGTATTTGTTGTGTAAGCAGGCGCTGGTGAATTATCTAACCCACCAAAAACTAATGAGGAAGTATTATCCGCTCCTGCTGAACCCTGAAGTTGTCTTCCAGTGTTTAAATTATTAACTTCCGTCCAGTTTGTTCCATTCCATAATTCATTTCTAGTCATGTAACTTTCTGGTGCTAATGGTCCACCATTGTCATAACCTCCATTACATAAAGCCGAGGTTTGAGTTCCAGCTCCACCAACAGAATCTCTACCAGCATTTAAATCATTAAGCTCTGTCCAATTTGATCCATTGTAAGCTTCAGTTTCTGTTTTACTTTGATAGCCAGCATAATATAAAGCAGCGGTTTGAAATCCAGCTCCACCTCCACCTCTAGGTGTGTTTAGAGAATTTGTAGTAGACCATGATCCAGATGTTAATACTGTTTTTCCTTTTACAACTTGATCAGTTGAGTTATACCAAACTTGTCCTATAACAGGATTAGACGGATCAGATGATACCGCTTCAATATTTGTTCCTTTTAATTCTTTATACGTTGTCATAATTAAGTTAGCGTCCTTGTTACTGTTGATGAACCACTCCACTCTTCTGTTGTTGCTGATACAGGTGGAGTAACACCTCCAAAAGCTATTGCATTTGCAGTTGTTCCTGTTCCTCCTAATGAATCTTTAGCTGTAGATAAATCTGCAACTTCTACCCAACTAGCTCCATTCCATTCTTCAGTTAATGCTACTAAACCTGGTGAATCTCCTCCACCAATACATAAAGCTGATGTTTGTGTTCCTGCTGATGCCATTCCACCTCTTTTAGTGTTTAAGTTATTTACTTCTGTCCAATTAGTTCCATTCCAAATTTCTGTATTTGCTGTTCTATAAGGAGAACCAATAGGTATATTTATTCCACCAAAAGCTAAAGCTGCAGTGTTTGTTCCGCAACCTCCTATTGCATATCTTCCTTGATTTAAATTGTTTACTTCTGTCCAGTTTGTTCCATTCCAAGTTTCTGTTTCAACTTTTTGTGATGGATTTCCACCAAAACCAAGTGCTGCTGTATTTGTGCCTGCTGAACCTAAATCTTCTCTTGCAGTGTTCAAATCATTTACCTCAGTCCAGTTAGTTCCGTTCCAAGTTTCTGTTATTGCTGAAACAGAAGGAGCGTTCCCACCAAAAGCTAAAGCTGCTGTATTAGTAGCTCCACACCCTCCTAGTTGATGTCTTCCTGTATTTAAATCATTTACTTCAGTCCAATTTGATCCATTGTAAGATTCGGTTAATGCTTGAACGGGATTACCACCAAAAGCTAGTCCAGAATTATAAGTTCCTGCACTGCCTAAAAGAGATCTTCCAGTATTCATTGTTCCACCTGTAGACCAAGCACCGATTGGTGCACCTGCACCTGTCCATTCTTCTGTTGCACCTGTAACTGGTGGAACTGAACCACCAAAAGCTAAAGCATTTGATGTAGTTCCAGCTCCTTCTAAAGCAAGTCTAACTTGAGATAAATCATTTTGTTCTGTCCAGTTAGTTCCATTCCAAAGTTCTGTATTTGCTACTTCCGTACCTGGTGATGTTTCTCCACCTATTGCTAATCCAGATGTGTTATCAGAACCAGCACTACCAGCGTATCCTCTAGCCGTATTTAAATCGTTTACTTCAGTCCAGTTTGTTCCATTCCAAGACTCTGTTAATGCTCCATTACCAGGAGGAACGTTATCTCCAAAAACTAAAGCTGATGTGTTTGTTCCAAATCCACCTACTCTTTCTCTTGCAGTGTTCATATTATTTACTTCAGTCCAGTTAGTTCCATTCCAAGTTTCTGTGTTTGCTGTTGTTGGATCTCCACCAAAAGCTAATGCAGCTGTGTTATCAGCTCCAGCACCTCCTAAAGCTCTTCGTCCAGTGTTTAAATTGTTTACTTCTGTCCAATTAGTTCCATTCCAAGATTCTGTTTCTGTTTTTGTAGGAGCTCCTCCATATGCTAAAGCTGAAGTAGAGGTTCCATTTCCTGCTAAATCTCTTCTAGCTGTACCTAAGTCATTGACTTCAGTCCAGTTAGTTCCATTGTAAGATTCAGTTACTGCTGTGTCAGCTGTTGACGTAATTCCACCAAAAGCTAACCCTGATGTATAAGCTCCAGCTCCTGCTAATTGTTGTCTAGCAGTATTTAAACTTCCACCAGTTCTCCATGAGCCAGCTGTAGTTGTATTAGGATGTTGATATTTTAATACATTATCGGTCTCGTTATACCACACCTCTCCCTCAATCGGATTATCGGGATTAGTCGTATAGTTCCGAATCTTTGTACCAACGATGCCTTTATATTCAGCCATCTAAATTTTTACTCCTCCAATGTTATGTCAGCAGGTCTTGTGTTAGTCTCTACTGCTGGTGCTTTTTCAGCATCAGGTAAAGCGTCCCACGCAGCTTGTGCTGCTTGAACCTCTGCATCAACAATCGCCTGTGCCTCGTCT